CCACGATAGCTACGTGTTGCTCTGGTTCTTCAAGGCTATGCCCACAATCACTGCACATCTTGGCAGCTAACTCAGCCTCAGAAACATCGTACCCACAATTAGGGCAGTAAATTTCAATGGTATGACGAGGTTTAAACTCGCCACCGTCCATCGAGTCTTGGATTGTTTTAATCATATTAGTCCTTAAAATTCAGTCCAACCTGTAACAATATATTTTGGATTGCTTAGGGGCGGGTTGCCTCTATGTGTATGAGTAAAGGCGGCGGGCCAAATAAGTAACGTACCTTGTTTTGGTTTGACTCGCATACTTTGATATAGGAACTCCGTTTCTCCACCTTCTTCTACGTCGTTTAAGTACACCATCCAAACAAGTAACCGATTGCACATTTCCCTATTTGACGATTCGTAATGCCAAACGTGATAACCTTCACGCAAGTCTGTCTTTTGCATTTTAAAAGAAAAGTTATTATGTTTACCCGAATTTTTTAATGGCGGAAATTCTTTTTCATATATTGGATAACATTTACCCCAAAACACTTCGTTAAAAGCCGCAATGTTTGGTATGGGTATTTGAGTATTATCAAGCTGGTTATATAACTGGGTATCCGCTTTCTGTAACTTAGAAAAATCTTCTTCATCTTGACGAGTACGCCCATAGCCAGCTTCTATAGCAGTATCATATGATTTAATTAAATTTTCGCAGTATTCTTTAGAAAAAGCATTTTCGAACACGCCTACAAATTTATTAATAGTTACGTTCATTTCCATTTTGGTCCCACCATCCAACATACTGCACTGTAACGAACACCACTAGTTACAGGAGTCACTTGATGCGCCATAAAAGACGGGAACACAATTATGGTTCCTTGTTTTTTCGTTTTTACGGTTTCATCTAAAATAATTAAATCGCCACCTTCGTACTCGGACTCATCATTAAGTAGCAGCGAAGCACTAATTTTCCGCTGCGACAACATAGGAATAACAATTGCACCCCCACTGCCAGTAGCAATAATATCGCTACTTTTTATATAGCAATCAATATGCTGCCCGTAAAATTGATCTTCTTCATATTTACCTATTTGGACAATTTCAGGTTCAGTAATATCAAAATTCCAAAGAGCTTCTTGATTAGCTTGTATAATAAAACGAGTAAGAATGCATTCAACTAAGTCAAATTTGGGTGCCCATTGGACTTTGGTGTTTCTTACTTTTGTGTCTACACGACCTTTTTCGACCGTTCCAACCAATCCAGAATTAAAATTTTTTTCATCAAAACTATTAACTATATCAGTGCATATATTGGGAGATACCACGCTATCGTAAATCATATAAGTATGCTTCACTTTGATCTCCTGTCAAAATAATGTTCAACATATCTACCCGTACTTCTTACATAATGTAAAAACACTTGACCATACTCTTGCCCTGCAAAAGCACCATCACGCCAATGTTCTGATATGCATCCAAAATAAATTACTGCTTCTCCTGGCTTTAAATCCTTTAACGCTACAGTTTCATCTGGTTTAGTAAAACCCAAAGGCCAAGACGTACCATCACTACCTAAATGCAAAGTAACACTAACTTCACAGGCTGGTCTATCTTTATGCTTTACTAGTTCAGCACCATTTTTATATATCCTAGCATAAGCATAAGTAGGTAATAATTTTTCTCCAACTAACTTATTCATATGCGCTGTTTTTTCACACATTAACGCAACAAAAGGTTCATAGTTATGTACAGATGGTGAACCAAATACCTGTGGGTCTGTTTTAAAATTGTTTGGGTATAATTGCACTTCTTTTTTAAACTGTTTATATAAATCATTTGCTTCTTGCGCTGATATAAAATCAGGCACAAACAAATAGTTATTATCTATAAGGTCTTGATTCATCAAACAGTTGTCCAAACCTCAGATGGTTTTGTGGGCCAAGTAATATTTCCAGCTACAGGATTAATTGCGTATTGACGCACGGCGTTACGATACACCACAAAATCTTGAACATTACTTAAATATGGATTGCTTTTTGTTAAATCCCCAACATCAGGAATAGTTGTCCAATCCGTTGCTTGTAATTTTTGTGTAGCCGTAGCTTTATTTTGTTCTGCCGTAGGTGGTACGGGTTCAGGTTGAGGCACGGGTATAAATTGTCCGTTATTGTATGTGTAGTTACCCGCAGTTACATCATCAGGGCAATCTACCCATTCATGGGCAGAATCTACTTCAAAAGTCTGTCCTAACGGTTCAACTTGAACGACTAAAGTAGATGGAATATCAATTAATGCACTTTTCATAATTATTCCTTAGAAATAAATAATAACTCTACCAGCAGTGCCAGCTGGCGCTGACTGATCCTCTCCACCTTGGGGACCACTACCTGTTCCAGCAGTATTAGAAAAAAGAGAAGTTTGGGTGCCTGGAGTATTAGGATAAAAACTAGATGCCGACGCTAAAGGCGCAGTTCCAGGATTCCCAGGATTCCCATTAGAAGTAGGTTGGCCACCATTACCAGCGTTCCCACCATTACAAGTTAAAAAATTACCAATGGAAGTAGAACCACCTGCACCACCTGTACTTCGAGCGCCACCGCCGTTACCACCGTTGCCAATCGTAATAGGGTACGGTGTGCTTGCAGTTGTTGTAGCTACGACCGCTCCAATTGCACCGTTGCCACCTTTACCGCCAGGAAAATTATCAGAACTACCGCCACCGCCACCGCCCCCACTAACAGCAACTATATAAATTTTAGTTGTGTTTGCTGGTGTTGTAAAACTTCCAGGAGCGTTAAAAACTTGCATTCCTTGAATACCACCATCGCCACCACCAGTAAACGCAGTAGTTTGTGTAGTAGCATCGTTAAATACTATTGAAGTGCCGCTTACATTAATTGCCATTTTTTGCTCCTAAAATTAAACACTACCACCAGCTGTAAACTCTCCAGCGGAAGTTAGATTACCGCCTGAACTCATTACCACTACATTAGCACCATTATATTGAAATACCAAGGCACTACCAACTTGTTGGATTGTAAAATTAGTTGTGCTAATTGATGTCACGGATGGCACCGCATATGTCTGATCGCCCCTTAAAAACGTAGCGCTATTAGCCGTACCAGAACCTAGTCTTGCTGTAGCTACAGTACCAGACGTAATATTTGAAGCGTTAATTGCTGTTAGAGCCACCCCATTACCTGATACGTTAGTAAAAGCTCCAGTTGTTGCATTTACAGTTGTTGCAGTTACCGTGCCATTAACCGTAAAGTTACCAGCCGTTCCAGATAACCCATTTACAAAATTAGTGCCGTCACAATAAACAAGGCAGGTAGCGCCATTAGGAATATTTACGCCCGTACCAGAAACCCCAATTACCCGAATGGCAAAGCCCCCAGTAGTATTGTTTACAACGGTGTAAAGTTTTTCTTGAACTGGGGGAATAAGATCCCGCACTGCAGCATTTGTTCCACTAACTACTAAAACTGCATTTCTAGCCTCGTCTGATATTCCATTAAAGCTGGTTAGCGTGTAATTAGCATCAACCATTGTGATTGAAGTAACGCCAGTAATAGCCTGTTCAACCAAAGTACCTAGGTTGGTATTGGTGGTTTGACCCCAAAGACCTGCTTGATCGCCATCCCCCATTAGGGTTAGCTTTAAACTTGGTGAAAATGTACTTGCCATAATTTATCCTTAAGCGGCTGCTACTTCTGTCCAATTAGGTACTTGTACTGGATCAATTAAACTCCAAACATTGACCCTATTTAGTCTAACAACTGTTCTAACGCCAGTCAAATTAACATTGGCATTTGCAGCTACTGTTACTGTACCAACTTGACCTACTGCAAGAACACCTGTAACACTAACATTTGCTCCCGCCGTTGCGGTTACATTACCAAGAGTTCCAATAGCTGAAACACCTGTTAATTCAATCGTAACACTCTCAACTATTGAAACGTTACCAATTACGCCTATAGCGTTAACACCCGTTAAATCAACCGTGCATCCAAGACTTAAATCAACTGTGCCAACCACGCCAATTGCATTTACGCCTGTAAGATCTACACCCGCTCCAGCTTGAACTTCTACGTTACCTAAAGTGCCAATTGCACTTACACCTGTTAACTCAATCGTAACGCTTTCAACTATTGCAACATTGCCAATTACACCTACAGCATTAACACCTGTTGGTACAACATTTCCATCGGCTTCAATTATTACAGTACCTACTGCGCCTACTGCATTTACACCTGTAACATCAAGATTTTGGTCAGTATTAAAACTAACTGTACCTACAACACCAACAGCAGATACCCCAGTTAACTGTACTGAAATACCAAGACTAACCTCACCAGTATCAGCAAACGGCGCCGCTGCGTAGGGCGAGAAGCCAAAAGTCATTATTTACCTTTCAGCGCATCAACTTCGGCTTTTAACTCCTTAATAGCCTCAACCAACAAACCAATCATGTTCCCATAAGCAACAACTTTATACCCATCAAGTCCAGTAGCAACAACTTCTGGTAGCACCGCTTCAACTTCTTGAGCAATAACACCCGTATGTCGCACAGTTTCTGGTGTATCAGTACGCAAATAAGTAACACCGTTGATTTGACTAATTTTTATTAACGCATCTGGAATCGGTTGAATGTCTGTTTTAAGGCGTTTATCAGAAGAAGAATGGTGGATCGTTGCAGATAAGTTACCAGTTGATGGGTTATAAGTTAACTTACTGCTAGATACGTTTGCGGTTGTAATAGTCCCCGAAGTAGCTGAAGTTAAAAGTACATATCGTGTGGCGTTTGAGGATGTATCGTCAGTAAGAGTAATACCACTAGTAACCGTTGCGTAAGTTTGGTCGCCTCTTAAAAACGTAGATGCGTTAGCTGTACCAGTACCAAGACGGGCTGTAGCCACAGTTCCTGACGAAAGGTTTGAGGCGTTAATAGCTGTTAAAGCAGAGCCGTTTCCAGAGAACGAAGTTCCTGTTATTGCCCCAGCACTAAATTCACCCGATGTACCTCTTAAAACAATCGTACTGGCTCCGTTAGCCGTAGCAGCTGTAGTACGGGCGTTGGCAATAGTGCCACTAGCTATATTAGAAGCATTAATAGCCGTTAGAGCTACACCGTTACCCGATACCGAGGTAAACGTACCAGCATTAGCAGTAAAGTTACCAGAGGCATCTCTGGCTACTATGGTCGAAGCACCATTGGCAGAAGCAGCAGAAGTCCTAGCATTGTCTAAAGTTCCCGTAGTAATTGCCGAAGCATTAATAGCAGTAAGGGCAGAACCGTTACCAGAGAAAGAAGTCCCTGTTATTGCCCCAGCAGCGAACTCACCTGATGCTCCACGAAGAACAATAGTACTAGCGCCATTACTAGAAGAAGCAGAAGTCCTGGCATTTGCTATAGTCCCTGAAGCAATGTTAGATGCATTAATAGCGGTTAAGGCTACACCGTTACCAGAAATAGAAAGAGATGTAATATCGCCTGCACCAAAGCCACCAGACCCGTCACGAAGAACAATCGTAGAAGCTCCGTTAGCGGAAGCTGCAGAAGTACGAGCGTTAGCTATGGTTCCGCTAGATATATTAGATGCATTAATTGAGTTGATTGCTGAACCGTCACCGCTAAACAAAGAAGCGGAAATTACGTTAGAGCCAAAGTTTCCAGAGGCGTCACGCAGTACGATTGTGCTTGCGCTATTAGCCGTGTTACCAGTAGTGCGGTCATTGCTAATTGTTCCGCTGGTAATGTTTGAAGCATTGATGTTGGTTACAGTAGCTGCATTACCTGAGAGATTGGTAAACGAACCTGTAGTTGCAGTGACGTTTGTAGAGTTAACATCGGTTGCGGTAATTGTATTAGCAGTAAACGAGCCAGTAGAGTCACGCAAAACAATGGTGTTAGCACCATTAGATGAGCTAGCTGTTGTCTGAGCATTAGGTAAAGTGCCTGTTGTAATACTAGAAGCATTAATAGCTACGTTGGCTGCATTGGTAAGTTGGCCTTGAGCATTAACTGTAACTTGAGCAACGTTGCCACTATCGCCATAAGTAGCGGCAGTAACTGTGGTGTTTGAAATGCTAAATACCAAGTTAGAAAGATTAAGACCTGTACCAGCAGAGTAAATCTGAGAAGAGCTAACCTGCGCAAATGTAATGTCTGTAGTGCCAAACGTAATCGTGCCTGGTGTATTACATGTATACGTCCGACCAGCGCCTGTATCACCAGACGATACAAAGAAAGTTGAACCTTCTCCTAAATTATCAGAACTAGTCAAACCAAATGTATCGGCATCGGTTGCACGGGTTAATACCCACTGTGCAGAAGCATTACCTGGATTAGTAACTGTATAAACACCGTTTTGCACTGCGTTAGATTGCGCAAAAACCAAAATGCGAGCTGTGTTAGATACGCTTACACCATCAACAACAAGAGCAGCATTAGCAGCGTTATTTGTAAGTGTTGCGCCTACGCCGTTACTAGCGCCGTTTGGCTGGGCATATACAGCAACCAAAGCTATATCTTCTTCAACTAAAACAGGTTCGTGAAAATGAATACCAGAGGTAACTAAACCGTCTACATAGGCTTTGTTTGTAATATCCGTAGCATTAGCAGCGTTAGTAGTAATTGTTCCGTTTGTAAGTGTTACCGTTGTAGCCGTTAAGTTAGTCGTGTTGATATTAGTAAACGACACAGTGTTTGTGCCATTACCGCCAATTTCAACTAAACCAGTAGCATTATTTAAATAAACCGCTTCTTCGGCTGGTTGAGTAATAAACACCTCAAGACCACTTGCGCCAGCGGTAAAGTTAGTTTTGGTTGGAGCCCCAGCAGAAGATGAAAGAACCGTAGTCCTAGCTAATGTAGCTGGAGACGTAAACGTACCAAGACCAACCTCCCACTCGTTATCAAACCCAGCAGCTAAGTTGTGTATTGTGTAATAAACGGTAGAACCATTAGCTATAGCGGCATTAAACGTTTGATAGCCAGGAAATGCACCACCAAGCGTAATACTGCCAGTACCCGAGCTAGAGCTGGATTCTTTAACCCTATCTTTTAGAATCAAAGCCATAAGGCTCTCCTAATTACGAAGCGGTCAAACGAATAATAGCGTTACTTGCATCCGCAGTTGGGAAGTTCACTGCAAATGTACCATTAGTCGATGTCTTATCACCACCAAAAGCTAATACGCATACAGCAGCGTTTGCTAAGTTAGCGTTATAAATCAAAGCGCCATTAGCAGTAATCGTTGCATTT